CAGGCATGCTATATCAGTATCAGAAACTTGCTCAAGATTATGCTGATATGGGTTATCCAGTAACAGACACCTACGTCAACAAAGCTGGTGCAGAGAACGAGCGTAAAGTTCCAATCTTGACAGCGATGGAAATTTTGAGGAAAGACATTCTCAGTTACTCTAATCAGCTTATGATGAATCCGAAGTCCCTCGGTGAGGTAGTAGAACAAGAAGGTGAGTCAGTTCTTACTGAGGTCCTGAAGTTCAAAAACGAAATCAAGAAGAAGCGAGTGACTGCAGATGGGTAATCTTGATAAAGCGAAAGAGTATGCTCGGCACGTCATTTCTCACAGAGAGGAACATTGCGAGGAGAATATTCTTGCTGCTGAAAGGTTCATTCGTGATCTTGACAATCCCGAGTTTGAAATGGATGAGGAAATCGTTGATTTCGTTGTTCACTTTATTGAGAACACGATAGTCCACCAGCAGGGTGATGATATGCTTGCGGTATCTATCCGTAACAAGCCATTGCTCTTGCAACCGTGGCAACATTTCGTAGTAGTCAATCTGTTTGGTTTTTACTATAAGGGTACGAATGAGCGCAGGTTCAAAGAAGCGCTTATCATGCTTGCTCGGAAGAATGGGAAAACCTCGTTTACTGCTGCAATCGCACTTGCTTATCAGATATTAGACACAGATAGCGGTTCAAAATGCTACATCGTGGCCAACTCAGTCAAACAAGCGATGGAAGCCTTTGGATTCTTGAAGTTCAATGTTGAACGATGGAATGACAAGAACATCCGTATCAAGGACAACAACCAGGAACACTCAATCAGTGCTAACTTTGGTGATGAAGGTTCTTTCTTTATTCAAGCTCTGGCAAATGATGAGAGCCGTCTGGACGCTTTGAATGGAAACGTTGTTGTCATGGATGAAGCTCACACGATAAGGAACAGTAAGAAATATGGTCTTATGAAGAAAACAATGTCAGCATACCGAAACAGTATGCTTTTTGTTATCTCTACGGCTGGGGATATTCCTACAGGATTTCTTGCTAACCGTCTGAAATATTGTCAAAAGGTTCTCAAGCAATTGGTTAAGGATGATTCCTTGTTCATATTCATCTGCAAAGCTGACCAGACGACTGATGGAGACGTGGGCGATTACCTGGACGAGAATGTTCTTAAAAAAGCCAATCCTTCGTGGGGTGTGACGGTATCGCTCAAGGCTCTGAGAGAAGAAGCTGAGCAGGCTATGAATGATCCACAGACCAGAAATGAGTTTTTCAATAAAACTTTGAATGTCTTCACTAACTCAATGAACGCTTATTTCAATCCTGATGAATTCATTGCTTCAGACAGTCAATACGATTGGACCTTAGAAGACCTGGCACGTCTGCCTATCCAGTGGTATGGTGGAGCTGACTTGTCAAGGTTGCATGACTTGACCGCAGCTGCTCTTTATGGGGTTTACCATGATGGTGAGAAAGATGTTGATATTTGCATCACACACGCTTTCTTTCCTCGTGTAAACGCTCAAAAGAAAGCCAATGATGACGGGATTCCACTTTTTGGCTGGCAGTCTGATGGGTGGTTAACAATGAGCAATACTCCGACCGTACTCTATGATGATATTGTTAAATGGTTCATCAAGATGAGGGAGAAAGGGTTCAAGATTGCTGCTGTCGGAATGGATAGGAAGTTTGGCCGTGAGTTCCTGACGAAGATGAAACAAGCTCGCTTCAAGATGATTGACCAACCTCAGCTTTTTTATCTGAAATCAGAGGGGTTCAGAAGGATTGAATTCAAAGTTAAGAATAAAGAATTTTACTATCTTCATTCTGACGCTTACGAATACTGTGTGAGCAACGTTAGAGCAATTGAAAAGGTGGATGACGCTGTGCAATATGAAAAATTAGATGGTGACGGTGGTACTGCAAGGATTGACTTGTTTGATGCTAGCGTCTTTGCTTGTATTCAGGCTCTTGCTAATCTTGGTAAGAATCAGAATGTCATGAGCTTCTTTGATTAGAGAAAGGAGGTGAGGAAAGATGGGGCTTTTAGATAGGTTTTTGAAACGTGGTAAGAGTCGAAGTGGAACGAATGTTATTACTCATTCAGATTTTGGGCTTTATATCGACGGTGATAGCTATGTGCCTTTGGCTCGCAATCCTGATGTAATTGCTGCGGTCAATAAGATTGCTGATATGGTATCCAATATGACCATTCATTTGATGGAGAATACCGACAAAGGCGATGTCCGAATAAAAGACGGACTGGCTCGCAAGATTGATGTAAACCCATGCGACAATATGACTCGCAAAACTTGGATTTTCAAGATTGTGCGTGACCTATTGTTATTTGGTGATGGTAATTCAGTTCTTCATGTCGAATATGATCCTGTTAATGATTATATTTTGAACCTGAGACCATTCGCAATGAGCGAAGTATCGTTCAAGAGTGACGATGTTGGTTATGTTGTGAATTATCGTGGCATTGACTACAACTCAAACGAAATCGTGCACTTTGTAATCAATCCTGATCCAGACAATCCATTTGTAGGGACTGGATATAGGCTTGCTCTGAGGGATATTGTTAGGAATTTAAATCTTGCAACTCAAATTAAAAAAGGTTTTATGAGTGGCAAGAACGTTCCTAGCTTGATTGTTAAGGTTGATTCTTCGAGTGGGGAATTAGGAACACAAGAGGGACGTGACCAGGTCGCTAAGAAATATCTTAGCACGAGTCAAGCTGGTGAGCCGTGGATTATTCCTGATGCCTTGCTAGAGGTTGAACAGGTCAAGCCATTAAGTTTGAAAGATATTGCTATCAATGAATCTGTTGAAATTGACAAGAAAATAGTTGCTGGACTTTTGGGAGTGCCAGCTTTTATTTTGGGAGTTGGTAGCTTTGACAAAGAAGAATACAACAACTTTGTCAATACAACGATCATGAGCATTGCTACGACAATCACTCAGACCTTAACGAGAGACTTACTCGTTTCAAATAATCGGTATTTCAAACTTAATGCTCGCTCGCTTTATTCGTACGACATTACAGAGCTATCTTCAGTTGCTGAACAGATGACTAAAAGTATGGCAATGCGTCGAAACGAGTGGAGGGATTGGCTTGGAATGCCACCTGATCCTGATATGGATGAGCTCCTTGCTCTTGAGAACTATATCCCACAAGACAGACTTGGGGACCAGAAGAAACTGAAAGGGGGTGAGGAAGAGAATGAACAAACGGAATAGTTATCGTACTGCTCAGTTCAAAACACGAGAAGAAAGTGACACTGGTGATTTGATTTTGAGCGGGTACTTTATCAAGTTCGATGAAGTTACTGAATTATGGCCGGGTTACTTTGAGGTAATCAAACGTGAGGGTGTTGAAAAAGCTATCAAAGGAGCTGACATCAGGGCATTATTTAACCATGATGATAGTTTAGTGCTTGGTCGTACTGGTAACGGGACGGTCATTTTGGGAGTTGATGACATCGGTCTGTACGGTGACATCATTATCAATAAAGATGATCCGCAAGCTGTTGGAGCCTATGCTCGTGTTCAGCGTGGCGATGTAATTGGATGTAGCTTTGGTTTCATCCCAATCAAAATCAATACGGAAGAGCAAGCAGATGGTTCGTACCTGGACACTATCTTAGAATTAGAAATCTTTGAAGTGAGTCCATGTACTTTCCCAGCCTATCCGCAAACGGAAATTGCTGCACGACAGAAAGACTTTGAAAGTCAACAGCGTGCCAATCGTGAAGCGCTAGACAAGCGCAAGAAAGAAATTAAGGAGAAATTTAATCTATGAACAAATTATTGATTTTGGGCGCTCGTATGCGCAATAAAGCAGATGAAGTAGTAGAGCTTGAAAAATCAATCAATGAATTGAACAAACGCTCTGAGCTTGAAGCTGCTAAATTGGAACAAGCTGGAAATGATGACGAAGTTTCAGCGGTTGAAAAGAACCTGGAAGATATCCAAAAAGAATTGGAAGATAAATTGGCAGAAAAAGAACAACTTGAAAAAGAAATCGAAGATTTGCAAAATCAAGTTGAAGAATTTAATCGTAAAGCACCGACTTACCCAAGTCAAGAAAAACGTGGAGGACAAAAATTGGAACAACGTGACGCAATTGCTAAATACATTCGTACTGGTCAAACTCGTGACATCGCAGGCTTGAAAACTACTGATTCAGGAAGCGCAGCTCTAATCCCTACTGAAGTTTTGAAACCTCATTTTGTTAACAAAACACGTAATCCACTTTTGGATCTTGTGGAACGTGTGAAAGTTAACAGTGGATCTGGTAAATATCCAGTTATCAAGAAGACGGATGGTGTAATGGTTTCAACAGAGGAATTGAAATCAAATCCAGAACTCGGAAAACCAGCAATCAGCGAGATTGATTATTCAATCAAGACTTACCGTGGATATGTCCCTGTGTCACAAGAAATGATTGACGACGCAGACTATGACATCATGACCATTGTTGAAAACGAAGTGTTCAATCAAGGTGAAAACACTGAATTGTCATTAGTTACAGCTGTCCTCAAAACAGCTACCCAAGCAGATGCTGCTGGATTTGATGGTATTAAAGATATCTACAACAAGAAGCTTAAATCAATTTATAAAGCAAGTATTGTTGTAACTAAGTCAATGTTTGCCGCACTTGACAAGGTGAAAGACAAAGATGGGCGCTACATGCTTCAAACTGATGTAGCTTCACCTACTGGCTATTCATTTGGTGGGAAAACAATCTACAAAGTAGATGACACAGTATTTGGAAACGAAGGAGACATGAAATTCTTCATCGGAGATGTCACTGAGTTCGTCAAAGAGTTTGACCGTGCTCAAGTATCCGTTAAATGGGTAAACAATGACATTTACGGACAATTGCTTGGGCTTTTTATCCGTTTGGATATTAAAAAAGCAGATGAAGAAGCTGGATTCTTCGGAACCTACACTGATGTTGTAGCTTAAGGGGGTAGCGTATGAGCTATAAAGTAATCCGTCCTTTCAAGGACTTGACTGATCCTGAAAATCATAACTATGCTGTTGGCGATATCTTTCCTCGTGAGGGATATAAGCCAACAGATAGCTTTACAAACGGCCTTTTGACTGGTGCCAACACTGCTGGTTCCATCTTCCTTGACGTTTTGGGAGATGATGAACCTAAAAAGCCAGCTCCTGAAACCAAAGAAGCGAAAGAAGAGCCCGCAGTTGAGCAGGAAGAAACAGTTGATGAAACTGCTGAAGAGCCTGCTGAGGAAGTCGAGGAGTAAACATGAACGAAGGTCAGCTTTTAGAGTTGCTGAAGCTTAAGTTGGGTATTTCAACCGACTTGAGAGACAAGCCGTTAAAAAAAATCATTTCAAGTGTCGTCACTGAATTGACCGATAACCTCGGTATCGAGCTTGTTGGTGAGCGTGCTGACCATGAAATGTTTATCGTTGACTATGCTGCCTATCGCTATGAGGGTGGGGTGGATATGCCACGTCACCTTCAGTGGCGATTGCATAATTTACAGATAGCATCAAAGAAAGAGGTCAAGAATGTGGAATCATGAAATCAAACTGATCTCTAAAAAAGTCACAGGTAAGGACAAGTTACTACAACCAATCTCTGAAGATGTTGAAGTTACTCTCTTATGTCGCAAAAAGAGGGTTACTCGCTCTGAATTTTATCAAGCAAATCAGGCAGGTCTAAAACCGAGCTTGGTCGTTGAGATTCGAAATTTTGAGTATGAGAATCAGGAGTTTGCGAAATTTGAAGGCAAGCAATATCGTATCTTGAAAACCTATCCTATCGATTCTGAAATTTTAGAGTTGACTTTGTCAGAGGTCTTGAAATGAGTAATGACCTTGCTGATTTGATAGCGAAAGAGCTTGCAGCTTACTCTGATGAGATTACTGAAGAAGTGGATAAGATTGCAGAGCAAGTGGCTGATGAGACTGTGGATGAGTTGAAAGAGACAAGTCCGAAACGGTACGGAAAGTATCGTAGAAGTTGGAAAAAGAAGAAGTTGGCCAATGGCTCTTTTGTTGTCTTCAACGCAGTTGCAAGTCTTACTCACATACTTGAGAACGGGCACCTTTCAAGAAATGGTGGTCGTGTCGCTGGTATCGTCCACATCAAGCCAGCTGAAGAAAAAGCAATTCAGAACTTTGAGAAGCGTATCAAGGAGATTGGGAAATGAAGCTATCAGACTTTGCTGTTATTTTGGAACAGGCAAACTTACCTGTCACTTATCGAGCGTTTAAAACTGGGAACGCTCCTGACCTACCTTACCTGGTCTATTATGAATCAAGTCCAGTCATCAATGCAGCTGACAACACGGTTAATCATCAGATTAAGAGCGTGACAGTTGAGCTGGCTTTTGAGAGTAAGGATGAAGATTTAGAAGAACGTCTGGAAGAGCTGTGGACAACCCACGAGCTCTTTTTCGATGTTCAAGAAGAAACATTTATCGAGACTGAAAGACTCTATGTCAAGTCTTATACAGTCTATCTATACTAAGGAGGAATGACATGACTCAAGAAAACAAAGTAACCTTTGGTTTAAAAAATGTTCACGTTGCGCCAATCAAATCAATTGGTGCAGATGGAGTGATTGCTTACGATGAAATTTTCCGCTTTCCTGGGGCAATGGAATTGACATTGGATCCAAAGGGTGAATCAACACCAATCAAAGCAGATGATATCGATTATCACTTCATGAATTCAAATGAAGGATATGAAGGGAAATTCAAAATTTCTCACATTATTGAAATGTTTGCGACTAAGATTTTGGGTGAAATCAAAGATGCTCAGACGGGTGTTTTGACTGAAAAAGCTGATGCAGAATTCACATCATTTGCCTTGATGTTTGAATTTTCAGGGGACAAGAACAAAACACGTCATGTTCTTTACTATTGTTCAGCAAGCCGTCCAGGAAATGGCTCAAAAACCAAGAACGGTACAAATGTCAATGAGCGTGAACTTGGCTTTAAAGCAAGTCCTCGTCCTCTTGATTCAGTTGTTAAACGTTCTATCACATCAGCTGATAGTAAGGAAATCTATGACAACTGGTTCAAGAAAGTGTATGAACCTACTACAGTGGCAGGTTAAGGAGAAAATCTATGCGCAAAATCGTTTTGGTTGGTGATCAGGAGTATGAGTTAGGGACCAACGGCTATACTCCTATCGCTTACAAACAACAATTTGGAAAAGATTATTTTCAAGATTTGTTCTCGATGTTGAAAAATCAATCATTCATGAATGAATTGAACAAGCTTGAAACCGACAAGGAGTTGACAGCGACTAATATTGATATTTCGATGTTGTCAGATTTTGACATGACCTTTTTCAACCGTCTTTTTTGGACCTTTGCTAAATCTGCAAATCCTCAAATCAAGCCTTATGAACAATTCTTCATGGAAATGGAAGTCTTTCCGATTCAGGAAGTTGGGCCTGTATTGATGGAAATGCTGAATGCGAGCATGACGACAAAAAAGCACCAGATGAATCAGAATCAGCTAGCGAAGAAATCTTCACAGTAGAATCCTATCTGTCCTGCTGTAAAGAAACTGGTCTGTCTATTGATGATCTAAAGCACATATCAATCGGAATGGCTCTAGATTATCAGACGGATTATGTGAATTTACGGAGCGAGGACAAAGGTGGTGAACGGAAAGCCACGCAAGCTGATTTTGACAGTTTTTAAATAAAAAAATGAGTGCTGAGAGAGCGATTCTGAGACCAAGTTCCTTGATATGACTGCATTATCAGTCGTAGAAATTCTCTCAGCGCTTTTCTATTTTTTTGAGAAAGGAGGAAATATGGCAGGAAATATCAAAGGTATCAAAATTGAAATTGATGGCGACACACAACCCTTACAGAAGGCGCTGAAAAATGTCAATAAGGCTGCTACTGATGCAACTCAGGAGTTGAGACAGATTGACAAGGCCTTGAAGTTTGATACAGGAAACGTAACGCTCCTGACTCAGAAGCAAGAAGTCTTGCAAAAGCAAGTTTCGACGACCAAAGAGAAACTGGAAACGTTGAGACAAGCTCAGTCTCAGGTGGAACAGCAATTCAAAAATGGTGATATCGGTGCTGATCAGTACCGTGCTTTTCAACGTGAAGTTGAAACTACCAAGAATGTCCTTAAAGGTTACGAAGGCAAACTTGCAAATGTGAACCAGGCGCTTGCTGAGAATGGGAGTGCTACTCAGAACAACAAGAACCAATTAAAAGAACTACAAAATGAGCAGAAGCAACTGGCTAGCGAGAATGAAAAAGTAGTCAGTTCATTCAAATTGCAAGAAAGTCAGTTAGGAGCTAACGCAAGTGAAGCTGACAAATTGGCGCTAGCTGAGAAAAGGATTGGAGCTCAATCTGATATTGTTTCTCGGCAGATTGAAAACCTAGAAAAGCAATTAGCTCTTACAAAGCAAGAGTATGGTGAAAATTCAGCTGAAGCCAATAAAATGGAAACACAGTTGAATCAAGCTAAAACAGCTTACTCAAATCTCTCTCAAGAGATGAGCAACCTTGGGAACGCTGGTAAACAAGCAAGCGGCTCTCTTAGCGAAACAAACAACCTCTTAAAAGCTGAATTACTCAATCAATTTTCCGAAAAACTTTCCGAAATCAGTCAAAAGTTAGTTGATTTCGGAAAGAGTGCTTTGGAAGCTTTTCGTCAAGTTGATGAAGGTATGGACACCATCGTCACAAAAACTGGTGCGACTGGCGATGGCTTGAAAGAAATGCAAGATATTGCTTCAGGTATCGCAACAACTATCCCAACTGACTTCAGCAAAGCTGGTGAAGCAGTCGGAGAGGTCAACACACAGTTTGGATTAACCGGTGATGCTCTCAAAGATGTTTCCATAGAGATGATTAAGTTCGCTGAAATCAATGGTACAGACATCACCAATTCAACCATTTCAGCAAGCAAAGCATTGGAAGCTTATGAACTATCAACCAGTGATTTAGCGAAGGTTTTAGACTCTACAACCTACACAGCTCAATCAACTGGTGTTTCAGTTGATGATTTGATGAAAAAAGCCATCGAAGGAGCACCACAGATTAAAATGCTAGGTCTCTCATTCGAGGAAGGTGTAGCATTGCTCGGACAATTCGAAACGAGTGGTGTAGATGCTTCAAGTGCTTTGTCAGGGTTAACAAAGGCAGCAGGCTCATACGCTAAACAAGGGAAGACTCTGAAAGAAGGCCTTGTCGAAACAATCGATAAGATAAAGAATACGACTAGCGAAACTGAAGCAATGGGTCTCGCTATGGAAATTTTTGGTGCTAAGAAAGCACCTCAAATGATTGATGCAATCAAGCGTGGTTCTTTTGACTTCCAGTCATTCGCCGAATCTGCTGAATACTCAGTAGGAGCAGTTTCTAAGACATTCGAAGCTACTCTAGATCCAATTGATAAATTCAAGACTGCACAAAACTCAGTTACGCTAGCAATGTCCGAACTGGGAGCAGCAATAGCTGAAACTCTAGCACCTATTTTTGAAGTGTTAGGAAACATGGTCAAAGACATAGCAGAATGGTTCAGTGGTCTACCTGGACCCGTTAAAGAATTTATCGTGATTTTGGGAGTGGTAGTCACAGTTGCTGGCATTTTAGTCCCGATATTCTTAACCTTGCAAGCAGCAGCAGTCGCGCTTGGAACATCCATCGGAGCGATGATTGCAGCAGCTGCACCTATAATCGGTATTGCTGCTTTAATTGTTGCCGCCATTGCAGCAGTCGTAATTGGAATCAAGTATTTATGGGACACAAACGAGGGATTCCGAGATGGAGTCATGACAGTCTGGAATGCCATTCTGGAAGTCATTAACAAAGTTGTAAGTGAAGTTTCTGACTTTATTATGAGCATGTTTGGAGTGGTTGTCAATTGGTGGACCGAAAACCAAGAGCTTATACGATCTAGTGCAGAAACAGTCTGGAATGCTATCCAAACCGTAATTGATGCAGTCATGACAGTCTTAGGTCCATTAATCGAAGGCGCATGGGCGAATATCCAACTGGTCATCACAACCGCTTGGGAAGTCATCAAGACTGTAGTTGAAACTGCAATCAATGTTGTTTTAGGCATCATCAAGGCAGTCATGCAGATCATCACAGGTGACTGGTCAGGAGCATGGGAAACAATCAAGGGAGTGTTCTCAACTGTATGGAATGCTATCCAAAATGTTGTTCAGACCATCTTCACAGCTATCCAATCGTACATTTCAAATACGATAAACGCCATTTCAAGTACAATTTCAAATG